ACAAATCCAGAATTGGTGAGGGTTGTGGATGGGTGGAGGGAGGTAGTGGACGATCACGCTGCTTTCTCAGCCTACCTTGTTTCTCTAAATCTTCGGAGGTGTCTGGATAAGGGCTCGGACGGGACACTGCGATTTAGCGGCAAGGGGCCAACCAGAGCGTTTATCCATTCTCGCTGCAAACGTCTCAGCAGTTGTTTGTGGAGTGACAAGTTTACCGCAGAACAGATAGTGCAAAACCTCCACCGGTTTAAGTGGATAAGGCTGGGGCCTGCGGCGGCGAAAGAGACCGCAAAAAACAGACGGGTAGACCAGAAGTTTGCTAACCGTGACCGCATTTTCGTCAATGCAAAACAGCGCGACAAAAGAACCGACTGGCAGACAACCAAATAGCGACTACATACCGGAGAACAATAATGAACGATAAAGACCCAGTGATGATTGATCTAGACCGATATTTAAATACCCAAGACGAAGACTACATAGACCCCTATGAGCGTGAGCGAGCTAGGCAAGAGTACCTAGCTGACTCAATGGATTGGGAGGATACGGGTAAAAACGAGTAATAAACTGCATGTTGAAAATATGTGCTTGGTATCGCCGGGTGGAGGTGAGAGTGATTATGAAGGAAGCAGAAAAGCAAACGCCATTACAACGGCAAACGGGTGGCACGCACTACAAGAACATGGTTATTCAGCCTGCTGAGTACGCCGAAAAGAATGGGCTGTCCTTGCTAGAAGGCAACGTGGTGAAATATATTTCGCGCTGGAAGCTAAAAGGACAGCCGTTACAAGACTTAGAAAAAGCCAAACATTGTATTGACCTACTAATCGAGATACACAACGTCAAATGAAAAAGATAACTATCGAGTTAAGCGACAGCGATGTCGAGGAAGGCATAACTTTACTGTATCGGGCGAGCAACATTGTAGATAAGCTAGAAGTCATAGTCGAAGACCTACAAGAGCTTAAAGAAATTATAAAAGAATTTAAGAAACCGCATTAGGAGAAAAAATGTCGTATTTCACCGATCCTATGGCTGCGATAGAAGAAGCAGAGCATAGAGCTAAAGAGGAAAAACGCACTGTGTGCGTAGTCGAAGTTCAGCCCAACATGATTATGGTAGTGCCAAAAAAAGAAACCGAAGAGTTGGGCGGCATTATCTTAGAAACGTGCGTACCGTTCGAGGCAAACCATAACATCTACGATTAAAAAGAGGAACTATGATAACTTCCCTGCTCTGCGTAGCACTGGCAATATACTTTGAGGCCCAAGGCGAGCCTGCCATTGGGCAGATTGCAGTTGCTCAAGTAATTTACAACCGGGCAGAAGACTCCCGATACCCTGATACTGTGTGTAACGTGGTTAAACAAGGACACTATCAAAGCGGCAAACCAATTCGCAATCAATGCCAATTTAGTTTCTATTGTGATGGCAAGTCAGACGAGCCGACGAACAAACTGGCTTGGTACAACGCAATCTACTTTGCGGGGCTAAGTACCCTTACAAAAGATAACACCGAGGGTGCAACTCACTACCACAGTATACAAGTATTGCCAGAGTGGGCTTACGCAGGTAAAAGAACTGCAAAAATAAACGGACATATATTCTATACAGGTGTTGACCGATGACGAACAAGACAGATAAAGAACTCCAGCAGGAGCGCTTAGCCGCAGATATTAAAGCGTATCTCAAGAAAGGCGGCGTAGTAAAAACATACGCTCACGATGCGGTCAGTACTCAAGATTCTCTCAATAAAAAGTGGAGCGTAAAGCGTAAAGTAGAGGAGCGTGTGTGATGACGCTGAAACCGCTGAGAAACCGAGCATGAGTAACCTTATAAAGTTTGACGGACTGGACGACGTTAGTAACGGCAAGATTACTTATGTTTTTAGCGAAGCGGTTGACGACGACAGATCGCAGTGCAATGTAGAGGTGGTCATTAATCTTTCAGACCCACAAGTAAGACATGCGCTTACCGCTTCTGGTTGGAAACATGTTGACACGCTGGTTGACCTTGGATGGACCTCTCCCCCCAGAGCAGTCCTGTCCGCTACGACGGTGCGCATTTTACTACGTGAGGGTTTAGACACAGTAGCGAAGGTATTAAAAGAGCTACCTCGCTTGCAAAGAAACCCCGGAGTTGGTCCTGTGCGGCACGAGAATGTGGAAAGGTGGTGTAATGACCGCCCTTCAGACTCTGATTTACAACTGGCGGAGTTAACATCAGGCTTGTTTTATACAGGTGTTGACCGATGAATGATGCGGAGGTGACAAATGACAGCTTGGTCTTATAGCAGCATAAACACATTTAAACAATGCCCTAAAAAGTACTATCATTTAAAAATACTTAAAGATGTTAAAGATGTAGGTAACTCCGCTACTTTTTACGGCAATGCGGTGCACAAAGCTGCTGAAAAATATATTAAACAAGGCGAGCCTATCCCCACAAAGTTTGACTACATAAAAAAACCGCTGGAAGCTCTTAACCGTATCAAAGGGCAAAAACTATGCGAGTTACGTATGGCAATAGCAAAGAAAGGTAATACGTATAGCCCTACTCGTTATCATTCTGCGGACGCTTGGTGGCGCGGTATTGCCGACTTGGTAATAGTTAATGACGAAAAAGCTTATATTGTAGACTACAAGACGGGCAAGAACACTGCGTATGCGGACACTAAGCAGCTCGACATGTTGGCAGGCGCTACATTCGTATGTTACCCCTACGTAAAAGTAATTAAGTCTGCTCTAGCATATGTAGTAAGCAACGACTTTATTAAGAAACAACACACCGTGGATATGTATAAGTCATATCTCAGTGTATTTGACGAAGCACTAGAGCAACTTGCTGTGGCGAAAGAAAAAAATGTGTGGAACGCAATAGATGGGCCGCTTTGTGCGTACTGTCCCGTAACTTCATGTGAACATAATAGGAAACAATAACATGATCGACAAAAAGAAACGAAATTACAAAAGCGAATACGAAAATTACCAAGGCTCTGAAGAACAAAAGAAAAACCGTGCCAAACGTAATGCGGTGCGCCGCAAAGCCGAACGGGAAGGTAAAGTTTCCAAAGGAGACGGTAACGACGTGGCGCACAAAAAAGCTATGGATAAAGGCGGTAAGAACTCTGATGGCACTAGAGTAGAAACAGCGAGCCGCAATCGTTCTTTCCGTAGGGACTCTAAGGGCAATTTAGTTTCTGAAACCAGTACGCGTGAGCGCAAAAAGAAATCTAAAGTATGAAGATTGTAAATAATAGGGCGATGGTGCTAAAGACCAAACATCCGCACTTGATTACCGAGCGCGTAAAAAATTATAAAGTAACAGAGCAAGAAGACGGTTATTTTAAGTTGGCGTTGCCTTGGCGTTTACACGAAGCACAAGTGTTAAACAGCGTCGGCATAAAAAACGTGCCCTCTCCTATCGGGCGTGAGTACGAGTGGTCGGGGCGTTTTAAACCTTTTGCTCATCAGAAGAAAACCGCTTCTTTTCTTACGCTTAACAAAAAAGCTTTTTGCTTTAACGAGCAGGGTACGGGTAAAACCGCTTCTGTAATATGGGCAGCAGACTACTTGATACAGGAAAGTGCTATCAATCGTGTGCTTGTTATATGTCCTCTGTCGATTATGAAATCAGCATGGCAAGAAGACTTGTTTAAATTTGCTATGCACCGTACTTGTTCTGTGGCACATGGCACTTCCGCAGTACGTAAAAAGATAATCAACGCAGGTTCTGAGTTTGTCGTAATTAATTTTGACGGCGTAGCGGTAGTAAAGGAAGAGATACTTAATGGTGGCTTTGACTTAATTGTGGTTGACGAAGCTAGCGCCTACAAGAACGTCCAGACTGATCGGTGGAAAATATTGCGTGATTTGTGTAAAGGCACGGACTGGTTATGGATGCTTACTGGTACTCCGGCAGCACAAGCTCCGACAGACGCGTTTGGACTAGCTAAATTAGTTAACCCACAAAATGTACCCCAGTATTTCGGGCAGTTTAAAGATAAGGTTATGTACAAAATATCTCAATACACATGGCGACCTAAACCTGAAGCAAGTACCATTGTCCACGAGGCTTTGCAACCTGCTATACGCTTCGAGAAAGACCAATGCCTTGATTTACCTAGTGTTACTTACGTAGAACGAGAAGCGCCATTGACCAAACAACAAGCGACGTATTACAAACAACTGAAAGATCGCATGACGATGGAGGCCGATGGAGAACAAGTTACGTCGGTTAATGCGGCTGTTAATCTTAACAAGTTGTTGCAAATATCAGGGGGCGCTGTTTACTCGGATGACCGTGCGGTTATTGAATTTGACGTAAGCAATCGGCTTAATGTTATTAAAGAAGTTATAGATGAGTCGTCACATAAAGTCTTAGTTTTTATACCCTTTACGCACACCATTGAATTGTTTAAAGAATTTTGCAACAAGCACAAAATAACTTCGGAGATAATTTCAGGTAAGGTATCTGTTAACAAACGCAGCGAAATAATTACCGACTTCCAAACCACAGATAAAATTAAAGTGCTTATTATTCAACCACAAGCAGCTTCGCACGGCCTTACTCTTACCGCTGCTAATACGGTTATATGGTACGCTCCAGTTACTAGCGTAGAAACATACTTGCAAGCCAATGCACGTATTGACAGGCCGGGACAACACAACCCGATGACTGTGGTGCACATCGAAGGAAGTGCAATAGAGCGAAGGTTATACACTATGTTGCGTTCTAACATTGAGAACCACACTAAAATAGTCGATTTATACAAACAAGAAATAGATGCTTGACAATGTAAATTGGTTTGCCCTACACTAGCCCTCCCTGCCAAATAGGAGGTGCTATGAAAGATTCAGCAGACAAACTAACTCGTATTTACATAAAGATGCGGGACGCTATACAAGAAAAAGAGCACGAAATAAGTAAAATAAAAGAGCAACAGGAGACAGTGGTATCTAAGTTACTTGCGCTTTGCGAAGAGCAAGACCTCGATAGTCTAAGAACACCCTCCGGCACAGTTAGCCGTAAGATACAAACACGCTTTTGGACTAGCGATTGGGAAATGATGCACGACTTCATTAAGAAGCACGATGCCCTTCATTTACTTGAGAAACGAATTTCTACCCTTTCAATGAAACAGTTTCTTGAGAATAATCCTGAGCTTATGCCTGCGGGACTACAAACAAACCGAAAGTATATTATTTCCGTTTTAAAGCCGCGTAATAAATGATTCGATTAAAAAACATAGATGGGTGTTTTTTACACCCACGGACTAACTGTCCCCTAAATTCTTTACAAGTCGTGGTAATAGATAAAGGAGAGTTATCTAGAAGCTATTACGAGGGCAGTAGCTTGGCATGTTGGTCTACCGGATGCATCCGACCCGACAAAGCCGTGCTAGAAAACAAAGTGCAAGCCAGTCGGTGTTTAGATTGCACTAAAAGTATTACAGGCGGCAGCTTTGACCGTAGTGCTCCATGTAAGTTTTACCAAGTTATTAAAGTACTACTCCCTGAAGATGGCATTGTCTGCGAGCTACGCGTAAGTGCAAGCAGCTTGTTCTCTAAAGAGACAAACAAATTTGGTTTTTATAAGTACGTTGAATACTTGGAGAAGAACCGCGAGGAAGTAGAAGAAATCTTAACCGAATTATATCTAGTCGAGCATTACAGCTCTTACCGGATATATTTTAAACCAGTTCGACCTCTATCTGAGGAAGAACTTGCAACCGCGAGGCAGCAAATAAAAGCAGCTTCGCAATCATTAAATCCTTTTACAAGAAACATAGAGGAAGTATACATGGCTAATCCATCACACATAATTAAAAACGTTGAAGCACGTTACCCCCGCTTAGACAAACCCTATCGTTTTGACAGCAAAGCAGGTAAGAAAGGTAAAAGTGTACCTTGCGAGCCTACTGAAGACGGTGCACGTTACGAGTTAGACTTTTGCATGAGCGCAGCACAAGCCAAAGAACTCTACGCAGTTATGCAGAATGCTTACGGTAGTGCCAAGGGGCGCGATAAGACTTGGCCTGCTAAGTTGGAAATACCGTTTAAGAAACAAGACGATGGTACTTTCGTAGGCAAGACTACGCTTAAAGCAGCATATAGCGGTATTGAAACTACACTCCCAGCTCAGTTCGATGCTAAAAATGACCCCCTCGGTAGTGACTTCATGCTTACTACTGGTAGTACAGTAAACATAGCAGTCGAGTTGATCCCGTTTAAGATGGCTACTACTGGCGTTTCTCTCCGCTTACGTGGAGTGCAAGTGCTTAAGTATATACCTTACAAGCCCCCATCCCCTTTTGAAACCGCAGAAGGCTTTACTGCGGATGACACCAAGAGCATGTTTGCGAAGACGGATGCCGCTGACAAAAATATGTTGGAAGCTGAAGGGCAGATTACTAAGCAGCTCGATCTTTTTGTGGACGATGAAGAAGAGCAGCCAGAGATTATTGAACCTGTTAAACGTAAGAAGAAAAAAGAAATTGCGCCAGCAGAAGACGAAGCAATGGCTGACATCATTGATATATGGGGGGAGGAAGACTAATGAGCTACGGCTACACAACACGGCTTTGTAGTTTAAATAAACAAGCTGATGGCTTTATGCTTGGGGTAAAACTAGGCCGTGTGTGCATCCGAAAGGAAGTACCAGTTGCTAAAGTTGCATCCCAACTTGGAGTCAGCAGGCAGACTGTTTACAACTGGTTTGCAGGCGTACACGAGCCAAAAGAAGAGTTAAAAAACCTTATTAAACAACTGCTGATAGAGTATAAAAAATAATGGACTTTAACCTCATAGATTACGTCGTGCCTACAGGCGGCTACTACTGTGTGGTTGGTGCAGGTGCAGGGTCAGGTTTCTTTTCTGAGTTTACTGATGACAGAGCGCAAGTAGATGTTCTTGTTGAGAAGTTTGTAAAGCAAGGCAAGGATGTCTACTTCATGCTCGGTAAGTTAGGGAAAGCCGGAAGCAGAGAAGCAAAAAACGTAGAGTCATTACAGGCTATCTGGGTAGATATAGATTGTGGGGTGGACAAGATTAACGACGTAGCGTCGTCTACAGGTTTGCCCAAAGGATATGAAACTAAACACGACGCACAGATTGCGCTGAAAGAGTTTTGTAACACGGTAGGATTGCCGTTACCCGCTGTAATAGATTCTGGGGGTGGTATACACGCATATTGGGCTTTCACGGAAGAAGTGCCGCGCAACCGATGGCAACCTATTTGTAACCGCCTTAAGCAAATCTGCGTAACCCAAGAATTCTATGCCGACCAAAGAGTATTTGATGCCTCACGTATTTTAAGAGTACCCGGTACTTTTAATCAAAAGTATAACCCTCCTGCTCCAGTAACCCTAATACGTCCAAGCACCACCCGAATTACACCTGACGAACTTAGAGAGATACTTGGGGTAGCCTCAGATGCGGAAACAATAGAACACGTTTCTTTGCCGAAAGATTTTGAACAAAGAGCATTTGAAAAAAATTACACCAACGTATTCAAGAGAATAGTCACCCGTAAAGACGGTTGTCTACAGTTGCACGATTGTATTAGAAACAGAGCGACTTTAGCTGAGCCACGATGGTTTAACGCCTTGTCTGTAGCTAAGTTCTGCCAAGATAACGTTAGGGCAGCTACTGTACTTTCGCAAGGACATCCCGATTACAGTCTTGAAGCAACTGAAAGAAAGATGAAAGGTATAAAAGGCCCACATTCTTGTACAGAATTTGAAATTAACAACCCGAAAGGTTGTAAAGGTTGTCTTCATAAAGGGAAGATAACAAGCCCGATTGTACTTGGACAAGCTCTTAAGAAAGCTCAGTACAGAGAAGGCGAAGTTACGTATCGCCGCCCATATTATAAAGGAGAAAATGGCGGTATATACCTACAGGCTGCCGACGAGGAACCACACTTTGTTTACGAATATGACTTTTATATAGAGCAACGTCTGACCGACCCAACAGACGGAGACGTTGCTATTGCGGTAGTACATCTACCTAAAGACGGAAAACGAACGTTTACTATTAAAAACGAACAGTTAGATTCCCGGGAATTAACTAAAGTACTCGCAAGAAACGGCGTGTTAGCAGATAAAGCTAACAGTACCTACTTGCATAAATACGTTATCGACTCTATTAGAGCGTTATCAACAGAAGGTAAGGCGGACAAAATGCACGTTCAATTTGGTTGGGTAGAAAATAATACTGCTTTTATTGTAGGAGAAAGGGAGATACGTGCTGACGGCGTATATTACTCTCCACCTTCGTCCGTAACGGCTACATACAGCAATTACTTACAGCCTCGGGGGTCATACGATAAGTGGAAAGAAGTGTTCAACATGTATAACCGTCCGGGGTTAGAAGTTCACGCATTCGCAGCTCTTAGTGGCTTTGGTGCTGTATTACTAACTTTAACAGGACAGAAAGGTGCCATTATTAATTTAGTACACCCCAAGGCAGGTACAGGTAAAACCACCATCTTGCGTATGGCAAACAGCGTAGCGGGTGATCCCGAACTGTTACTAGGCACTCCAGACGATACAGTTACAGGACGGATAAATAAGTTAGGCACGTTGAACAATATAGTTAACACCATAGACGAGATGACAAACATAGAAGATAAGGACATAGGCAAGTTTGCTTACGCTGCGTCTCAAGGTAGAGGTAAAGAGAAAGCTCAATTCCATATAAACGCTAATCGTAAAAACGAGATTACGTGGCGCACCATTACTTTGTCTTCGTCTAACGCGTCTTTCTATCAAAAGCTGATGAACGCTAAGAATGCACCGGATGGAGAACTAATGCGTATCTTAGAGTTTACTATTGAGTACCAAGACGTAAGCGTAATATCAACCGCAGAAGGCAAACATATGTTTGACCATCAGCTTAATCATAATTTTGGACACGCAATAGAACCTTTTGTGCAACATATATTGGCTAACCCTGAGCATGCAAAGACTACGCTGTTAGGTGTACAAGCTAAGATAGATACAGAGGTAGGTCTTACACAACGCGAAAGAAATTGGTCGGCTATAGTGGCGTCAAATATAGCGGGTGGTATGTTAGCAGTTGAAGCAGACATTATTGATTACGATATGAAGCGCATCTACCAAAAGGTAGCGCCTAAAATTAAAGATATGCGCCTCAACACTATTGCCCCAGTAAGCGACAACTTTGGACTCATTGGTGAGTTTATTAACGAGCATGCGCAGAATATATTATCTATCGACGCAAAAGCAGACGCACGATCAGGCAAGGATAAGCGCCCGTATTTAGAACCACGGGGGGCTTTGTACATACGTGAAGAACCAGATGCTCAGCGTGTGTATATTGCTTCAGGTAAGCTGAGAGATTTTTTTCTTGCTCGCGGAGCGGACTATACTGGCACTATTAAAGACTTGACAGACCGGGGGTGCGTACTTAAAACCCACAACAAGAATATGGGTAAAGGTATGGCTATGACGACTAGTCCTACGCGATGCGTGTGGTTTTGGTCTGGGCATCCTGAATTTATAGGCACTAAAGTGCTACCCAAGGAAGAAAAGAATGCTAGTGGAGAAAGTGGACTACCAGATTAACTGGACGAGGTTCAAAGCAGGGTGGTCGTTCTTTGTGCCATGCCTGCATCCTCCGACGGCACGTAAAATTATACTTACAGAAATTAAACGTTTAAAATTTAAAGTAGTTATTAAAGTAGTTATAGAGAGCGGGGTGCGGGGCATCCGGGTATGGCGTGTTTAAATTTCTATAAATTCGTCTAAGTACCGTTCGTTTATTTTGCTTTTAAGTCCGGCGTCAAATTTCATGCCGTACACAAGGTCACGTTCGTAAGCCTGTCTAGATTTGAACGATCTATTTAAAGTATCAGAATTTACCAATTTTGGAAACTCGCGCCCGAACTTAGTGAACTCTTGTATCGCTTCGGCTATTAGTCCGCTATCGCCGGTAGTTATACCCATGTAATACTTTTTGAGTATTTTTTGTCTAGTAGCGCGCACTTTAGATTGGTAATTTAATCCCCCAGCAGTAACTTCATACAAACTAGATAGATCAGCGGGACCAAAACCAAACACTTGCATAAACAAATTCCAACTGTTTATATTCTCGATAACAGGGTCCCCATCCATTGTCCTTGCGCCTTCTTGCATAAAGCGCCCGGTTTTAAGTATGTTACGCAAACTGCTAGGTGCTATGGCTTCAAAAAATCTTCCGTAGTCACCTTGTTCAAGCAAGCGTCCTGCGTTTCGCTCTATGTTAAGAGCGTAGCTACCCACAGGCCCCATAGCTTGCATAACTGCGGTCATAATGTAACCGTTCTGCTCAATGCTATACGGGTCTTCTTGAAACAACAAGCCGTTAGCTAACCCGACGCGATTGGATATTTCTAAATTAGTTATATAGTTCAACGGACCTTTGTAAAGGAATTCATTGGTAAACTCGCGTGTTTCGTCTCTAAAGTTGAACGGCTCATCTTCATCATCGAATGCACTCGCAAGAGCACCGATCATATTTACCAGCGTAGTAACAAAACCGTAGAAAGGCAGCCCGTTAATGCCCCCAATAGCTGCACTCATGGCATAAATACCAAGCAATTGTTTACGAGCTATTCTACGTACATCGCTGGGTTCTTTTTGAAATGCCTTGCGTGCAGTCATGGCAACTATAGTTGCGCTGTTCCAAACGAAAGTTTTAAACGTAAACATTACACGGCCCAAGCTACCTTGCATGAGTTGCGGACCCTCGGCTGCTATACCGGAAGTATGCACATCCATAACTAGTTGTACGGCTTCTTCAACAGCGGCGGCGTCTGACTTGCCTGCGGCCTTTGCAAGTTCATATGCTGCTATTGCTGTAGTACTGCGACTGTATTTTTCTGCTTCAGTAAAAGGTACGCTCGCTAAGTTCATAAAGCGTGCCCCGAAAGCATCGTATTCTACAGTGCTTTGTCTAGAGCCTTCTAATATCTCTCGTTGTAAAGTATGTTCGCGTTGTCCTTTAGCGTCTAAACCGGCAACTAAAGTTTTGTACTTAGGGTCTTTAGTCCAAGCGGCTTCAAAGGCCCCTGTGTCAGAGTTCCAATCATTAAGTTTGGGTTTCGCAACCCCCATAGCTTTAAATAATGCAGCATTAGTTTTGTTAAATCCGTACACGCCTGTAAGGAGGGGGCCAGACAAAAGCAAAAGCGCACTTAAGTTAACAATTGCCGCAGAAATGTTGCCCGTTAAGAAAAGGTTATACGCAGAAGTAGCAAAGAATGCAGTCCAAGGACCGTAATTTGGGTTTGTAATAAATTCTTCTCGTCGTCCCATTTCATTTTTTACTGCTGCTTCTACACCAGTAACTTTTGCGCTTTTTATTTCGTTTAAACTATTTTGTATTTTAGGTAAGAATTCCAAGCTACTTTGTTTAGTAACCCATTTAAGCATGGTGTCCGCATAGCCTTGGACTAAATCTTTAGACTCTCCTTCAACTTTATCTGCTGCACGAGTCCTTTGCATAAAAGAATTTTCTGGGTACAAAGTGAGTAGCTGGTCATACACAATAGTTTGTTGTTCGGGAGGCAGCGCTTCCATTAGTTGGAATACAAAACTAGCAGGGGGGAAACTTTTCTTGTTAAAAATAGCGTTAGCAGTACGATCAAATTGTTTTTCGTTTTGGATTTTGCTTTTGTTAGCTTCTAAAAAGTTTGTTCGTTCACGCGGAGATTCAAACGCTTTAACCACTCGCGTCTTTGTGGCAGCGTCGGTGTAGTCTAGAAAGTAATCTCCAAAACGTAAGAACGGGACGTAGCCCGGAGCTGAAGTTTCTTTAAGGAATCTTGCCTCTAGTTCCTTACGTTTCGTGCCGTCTTTAACTTGGTCAAGAACATATTTTTTGTATTGGTCGTACATGCGGCGGTAGTCTGCTCGTATATCTTTGTACATCTCTTGCACGTCGGGGTCTAAGTTACGCAAGCGCACCATCAGCTTGTTAAACTTAACTTTTTGTTGGGGAGATAACTCGTCTACTTTAAACTCTGGGTCTACTTTTACAAGATCAAAACCTTCCCGCCGCGCTTCAGACGCTATTTCCGCTAGTTTTGCTGTCTGTGCAGGTTTTTTCTTAGTTATCTTTTTAAATTTTATATAGTTAATTTGTACGGCTTTTCTTGCTTTCTCTGTTGCGCCTTGACGCTCAAGGATGGCGTCCCTTAATCTTTGCAGTGCAGGTATTTTATCGCCATACAGCTTAACTAAATCATTTAAGCGTAAAGCACGTAAAGCGTTGCTAAGGATTGTGCCGCCTTTAGTAGTACTACCCAACTTAGACAACGCATTTTGCAAGTCTTCTTTTTTGCTACCTGCTAATTTTTTGCCGCTATTCATTATGTTACCAATAGCCTTAACGCCCATCGCAGGCGTGCCAAGGAACAATTGGTCAGTAAGCGTAGGTTCTACACCTTGAGACACGTCAAGAAGTTTATCTATAAAGTCTAAACCCTTGTTGTATGCACTTTGTCCTTTCCCAAAGGTAAAAAACTTTAAAATAGCATCCAGTATATTTTTCCACATGCTCTCGCTTTTCGGAGCTTTTATGTTTTTGAGAAGCGCTTGGAATTCTGGATTACCTATTAGCTCGCCAACAAATTCTTGCAAATTTTGACCGCCGTAAGCATCGCCCATTTGCAGTTTTATGTCGGAAAAAAACTTAAAGAAATCTTTAGTAATTTGTAGGTCTGGATTGTTTACCGCTTGCGCTAACGCAGCATGCCCCATTTCATGCAA